TCATTTCACGCAACTTTCTAATCGTTGCTAAATCAAGATCAAAATCTTTCATCGGTTCATTTTGTTTTCAATACTTTCTTTGATCGTACCCATATCAGAATACGATGCATTCATACCTGACATACTACCATCAAATGTATCTGTGTGCATAACTTCATCATATCCTGAACGCTCCAAGATCTTACCCTTGATCTCAAGCTGTTTCTTCTCTTTCTGAATACGACGAAGGAATGCGTAGTAAATGATTTGTGTGAAATAAGCAAACGGATTAGAGGACTTTTCTGGATCAAAGTTATCAATATACTGTAAGCAATTTTCAATCCCGTCGCAGATCATATCTTCACGGAACATGTAATTGACAAAGTTTGGTTTGTATGATAAGTGCGTGGCAATCTTCAAGAAACACTCACCCAGGTAATTCGTTACCCTTGGTCGTGGTTTGCCTGCTTCTTTCGCAGCAATCACTTTCTGTCGATACGCTGATATCGCAGCAAGGAATTCCTTATTATTGACGTAATTTTCTGTTTGCTTTTTTCTTGTCATTACTGCGAATGTCACGGGTATCTCACATAATCTGTATCAAGTGTAGCATAGCAATCGTCAAATGTAAAGAGGGGCTTGACACAACCTCAGAAACTTAGTAGAATAACTCTGTTAAGGGTTCAAGATGAGTTGTAGCTTTTAACTTTTCTTATAAATGTCTTCTAAAGACCTTTTCATTTCCTTGATCGATCCTAGGTATCCAGATCTTCTGGGGAGCTTGTTTGATCCTAACACTAGACCTTTTCCACTTTCCAGTCTATTTAAACTCTTTTCATAGAATTCTAATACTGTGTCTTCAATTTCAGACATCGTAAGAATGTGATCTCTACGAATAACAAACATTTGATCAAAGGTAGCAGATACCCACTCTTTGAGAGTAAAACCTGTCACTTCCAAATGACCCTTTTTTTGTTTTGCTGTTTCAACTAATAGTGGTCTATCAAGAAGTAATTTATCTTCTTCTGGCATATAACAAACTTTGGATACAACTTCTTCGCCGGATACCAACTTTAACGTTGCATAAAATTCTTCTTCCATATTTTAATTTGCGCGTAAGTTTACTCTTATGACTTCATACTTAAAGTTTTCTTCGTTGTAAATATTAACTCTTTCGTTAAGATGTTTAAGTGTATAATTTTGTCCACCAATATCATCAGCAATATCGTATAATGTTGCCATGTCTTTTCCTTCTCCTTTACGTAAAACACGTCCAATCGATTGGAGATTTCTAATACGAGATTTGCTTGGAGAAGCAAAGATAATATTGTGTAGTCTTTTAATATTAATTCCAGTAGAGAACGTACCGTATGAAGCAATAATTACAGCGTTATTTTCAGTTTCGGTTATCTGTCTAACTTGTTCTCTATCTTCTACATCAGTTCCACCATGAACGAAGAAAATTTTTCGTGATGGATCGATAGTGTTATTTATTAAATCAAAAAGTGGTTCCCCATGCTTCTCAATATAGTTAAATAAGACAAGTGTATTACCTTCAATATCTTTAACTAAATTTTTAATAAGATTGTTTCTTCCTCTGTGTGATACTAGGTAATCAATTTCATCATGATAACTTTCAAAATATTGTGGAGCATGTTTACAAAGTAATACTTTAATTCTAAAATTAGACAAATAACCTTGACGAATTAGATCATCCGTTTTTGTAACACGATCACAATCTCCAAATAAACCTTCCAATACCCACTTGTGAGTTTTGCTTCCGTCTAAAGTACCAGTAAAACCAAATCTATATTTGGCATTATGAAGCTTTGTCATAATACCTGTAAGTGATTTAGATTTAAACAAGTGTGCCTCATCTCCAATCACACAATCAAAATCATCAAAGTATCTTTTAGGAAACTTATAGATTGATTGCCAGGTTGAAATAATAATTGGTTTATCAGTATTCTTATCCTTACCCGAGTAAATCTTATGAACGTAGTCATCCGCATTCCACCCATAATCCTTAAAGTCGTTAACCATCTGTTCTACGAGGGACGTAGTAGGGACGATGATGAGCGTTTGCTTGTGGGTAGCAGTATAGTATCTGACGAGGGAATAGATCATCAAAGATTTACCACTTCCCGTAGGAGAAAGAAGTAACTTTCTGTTGTACTTTATTGCTTCATAGACAGCACGGTATTGATAGTCTCTTGGAGTAATTCCTTCTCTGGTGATCTTATCCATAAAGGTTTTGATACCGTCAGGAGTAACAAAGTCGTTAGTTTCTTCAACGTCTCCATACCAATCATTTTTTTCATACTCGATTTTGTACTGACGTTCATCAGCCCACACTTGTAAGTGCTTCATTAATCCACCATAAAGTTCGCCTGTACCTGGAGAGTACAGACGAATGGTTCCATCCCAATATTTGTATCTTGGATTTTTCTTTAAGAATTTTGCTTCCGGAACTTCAAAGGTGAAGTAATCAGAAAGTTCCATGTGAACGTGAGGTTCAGAAGATTGAATGGTTAGATAAACTTCATTCTTCTTTTTTACATAAAGAAGGGTCATTATTGTCCGTTAATAAATTTTTCCCAATCTATAGCATGTCTTATATGATGACTTCTATTTGAAATCTGCTTCATAACCTGATCCAACCAGTACAACATCTGGTCAAGATATTTGATCTTTGCCTCTATATTGATAATATCATCATCACTTTCAAGGTAGGTCTTCATCTTTTCAGAAGTTTGAATTCTTCCTCCAAAAGGTTTTTCTGCATAAACCCGAGCATCCGCTTCACCTCCGTAATACTCGCGTTTCTGTTTTATAAGTTTTCTGATTTCAAATTCTAGAGAGGTCTTAATCTGAGAGATGTCAGTATAATGGTTTAAGTATTTATTGTGCTGGAAAGGGATCTCTAAAGCAAGTTGACCTAAATCTGTGGTATACTGTTTGTTCTTAAATTGAAAATCGACTGCACTATCCTCAGCCCATTCTTGTCTTAAAGTATCAAATTTATTACGAAGAGTTTCAAAATTCATAAGGGTTTCATATTTTTGTCAAGGATGAAAAATCTTTGATGCTTGAATGTAACTTCTGCGGTAAGATATTCCACATCACCAATTGTAGCATTAAACTCCAGTCCAGATAAAGATATTGGAAAAATATTCTCGTATGATACGATGAATGCTGGATTGTATGATGACGTTACAATATGTAATTGAGCGTTACTGTATTCTTCTTCTGGCGGAGTTTGTAGATCATCGTCTGCTCTACCATTCTGGCGCATCCACTTATGAATGGAGTAATAGTTTTTTAGATCTTCATCGACAATAAATTGTACGACAAAATCCCCAAAGGTTACACCACCCCCAGGGATAATCGGTAGATTTCTAAATCTAGTTGGATATTCAATCGCAGACAACGAAAGATCTGGAACGTTTGCTCTTTGACAAAAGAAATCCGTTCCCTTAAATTTATCTAATTTCAAGATGTAACCAATAGGATTTAGAAAATTTCTATTCCTTGGTTGCTCCTTATACCATTCAGCAGGCATGTCAACTTCCCAAGCTATATGGTATTTATTGCTCCGGAATATGTGGCATCTCTACAATCATCCCACTCCGGTTCATATAGAGGGCATGGTTCTTCCATCAATACATCATTTTTTATTTTTACAATTTCTTTGTATAGTTGCTCTAATTCCATATTATGAATGATATTCGTTTATTTGATTTAGTAATTCGTTAAGGATCTGCTGAGCTGCTTGCTTTTGCTCTGCAGAATAATCACGACAAATCTGGTTATCGTATATAGAGTTTTTTAACTTATAAATCTTGCTTAGTACATCAACTTTAGTTAAACGACCTCTCGGCATTAGTTCAGTCCACGCTGATACTATTTAATAAAAAAGGGGGTCCGAAGACCCCCCTGTGTTGATTTGTGAATTAACTCACATGAGGTTAGCAACACGTACTCTTCTGTAGTACTGGTTGCGGTTGTGGGTGAGTGCCTCAGCATCTGGAGTACCATTCGACTGAACGACGAATGGGTTAGCAACCATACCATAACGGGTCTTGAAACCAATTTTTGGTTGGAAGGTGTCAGGGTCGATGCTACGTAGCATTTGGAGAGGAACGTAAGGGCAATAGAAGAGACCTGCGTCATAAGGCGAAGAACCCTTGTAACCAACAACATAGTAATGTGTGTTGGAAACGTTTGCCGAATAAGGATCAACATAGACCTTAATTCTACCGTTCATGGTACCTACAAGTAGGTTACCGGTGTCATCTACTTCACCGATTGAAGGACCACCAGCACCGGTAAGACCGGAGGTGTAGTCAAGAGTTCCACTCATAGCGAGAGCAGAAGCAACGTCAGCAGAAGTGATGATGAAGTTACCCTTGCCTCTACGAGTTTGAACTGCGATTGCGTTAGCATCGCGCTCAACCTGGAACATGAGACCCTTGAACTTCTCAACCGACCAACGACCGTTGCTGTCAACGTCGAGGTCAAATACACCAGCGTTAGCAACGTTGTTCTGAGCACCTTGCTTAGCAACAGTATAAACTGTACGTACAACCTCACGGTTGATTTCAGCAAGCACTTCGCTTGAGAGGAGATTAGCAAGCTCCTGCTCTGCATCAAGACCGTGAATTGCCTTAAGGTCTTGTGCGAGTTCTAGAGTGTACTCAGCCTTGAGTGCTCTAGTCTTAGCAGTAACAGCAGTCTTTTCGATGCTGAAGGTCATCTCGTTGAAGAGAGTTGCTCCAGAACCAAGAGTTTCAGCAACGTTACGTGCCATACCTACGGTACCACGCTCGTAGTTAGCAGCAGTTGTACCACCACCAGATGCGTCGTTTAGAAGACCTGGGTTTGCATCGGTAGTACCACCATCACCGAGAGGATATACATCATCGGTACCAAGTGGATCGTTATCATAGTCAGCAGGGCCTCTTGAAGAAGCAGAGAAGTTGCTATCTGGCTCGTTGTAGAGAGCTTCACGACCAGCACGGAGGCTAGCGTCGTTCTCTGCCTGATAGTGAGACTTCATCGCAAAGATAAGTCCAGTAGGACCGGTCATAGGCTGAACGCCGCAGATATCATAAGCAACGAGGTTAGGCATCGCTCTGCGGATTAGGGAGATCATAACAGGATCGAAACCTGCAAGACCACCAGTTTTTGTATCTAGACCGCTACCAGAAAGAGCGTTGGTACCGATAGCACCAGCACTATTAATGGTTTCGTTCATCATACCACGCTCTTCGCGTAGTGCTTTTTCTGTGTTTTCTAAGAGAACAGCGGTAACACTCTTTCTATAATTGTCTTTGATGGCACCAGCGCCTTCGTGACCTAGAACAGGGTTCCACTTTTCTGTTAGAGCTTTTGCGTTAAACATTTGTTTGCTCCGTTTGGAAAATGGGGGTTTTATTATCAAGCCCAGCGATTAAGTGCCTGGAGGTATGCTTCCATTACTGGAGATACTTCTTGACCTTCTACTGGAATTTCATCAGCAGCATCACTAGGAACGGTGATTGCTTCTTTGAAGTATGACGCCTTGATAGTTTTTACTTTCTTGGAGAAATCTTCTTCAGAAACAAAATCAATTCCCTCAGCAAGTGCAGCGAGTTTTTCCTTCTGAGTATCTGCTAGACCTTCTGACACTACGGACAGAATGTTAACCTTAGCAGCCTCATTCAGACGAGTTTGTAATTTCACATTAGCCTTAACCTGTTCGTCGAGGCGCTCTTCCATTTCACGAATTTGATCTACCATACCTTCTACTACGTTGATTTTCTCATCCGGAATAGCGATATAGTGCTCTTCAAAGAGATTTTTGAGACCTGCGATGAAGTCTTCAGTAATCTCATTTCTGATACCACGGTCGATGGCAACTTGGTTTTCTTCCATCCACTGACCGATGGCGTAGTTCACAGTACCGTTAACTTCTTCAGATAGTTCTGTCTTTACAGCATCTACCTGCTTTTCGAGCTCATCGGCAAAGTGTTCTACAAGTCTGTCATACTCTTCAGAGATTTTTGCTTTTACAGCGGCTTCGAAAATTGTCTTCGCCTTTTCAGCAAATTCTTCTGAGAGTTCTGTTCCCTCTAGGAGGGCATTTACATCATCGGAAACATCAAGGTTTTCGAATGATGGTTTGATTGGGTACGTAACCGCACCACCCATCTTAGTGCCGTAAGCAACTTCGGCGCCAACTGATGGTTGTGTTCCCTGATCTCCAGCATCTTTTTTGGATGCTAGTTGAGGATCACCGGAAATTTGGGAGATTGGGGCAGATGCCTTTGCTCCAGGATTTTCTTCACCGTCTTCATCATTATCATGAAGAGGACCAGATGAAGAACCGCCAAGATCGGTTGCTGCCTTTTGACCAGGAGCTACTGAAGGTTGAACGGTTGGCATAGGATCCTTTCCGCCAGCCTTAGCAGTCTGCGCGTCAGAAACCTGAGAAGGTTCGCTACCTGTACCAGGGATTACATTTGCGGAAACCGTTGGCATAGGATCGCCAGCTTCCAAAATGATATTCTGATCAGCAACAAACTCTTCAAACTTTTCGTTTAGCATATCTGACATTTGAGTTTACCCCTTAAAATTTCCGTATGATTAATCTAAAATTATTTATTAATTCAAATATTTGAGAGGAAGTTCTCAAAGACTTTAAGAACCTTCTCTTCCAATTTGCGACTAGTATCGCCATCAATATATTTACGATATTTATCTAGATTTGCTTCCTTAAGAATACCGTTTTCCCAGATCCACTCTTTGCCTTCCATAATTCCATTTACGAAAGCATCTGGGGCAGAAGGGTCTGCTACAATATCAGCAGCAGTTGTTAACATAAAGTCATCGCGGACAACCGAGATATCTTCACGCTTATCGATACTTCCCATTCCACGAGAAGAAACACCAAGTTGAACTCCTTCTTCAAGAAGAGATCTTGCGATCCTTCCCATGGGAGTATCTAGAATTTGTGCCTTACCATAAAAATTATGTCCTTCAGCACGAAGGTCGGTAATTCTATGTGACACTCTATCAAGATTTACAGTAGGACCATCCGGATGTCCGAGTTCTCCAAGAGCTCTTTTAGTTCTCACATATTCTTCTGTATATCTCTCAACTTCGCGGTTGAGAATATCAAAAGGATACATGCGTCCGTTACGGTTCTTTAGTTCGGATTGAAGAAAAACTCCTTCGATATAAAGAAGTTTCTTTCCATCCTTTTCTTCTGTGAGAACTTTTACGTCCTCAATCTGTTCCGTTATCAGTTTCATCTGTAGTTTCTTGGGTAGGTTCTTCTGTATCTTCTTCAGTAGGTTCATCGAAAAAAGTATTTGCCACTACTTGCTTATATTGAGCCATGGCATCTGATGCTCTGGCAAAAAGCAAATCATGTAGAGCATCAATTGCCGAAGCTCTATCGCTATCGTTAATTTTGCTGACAATATCAACGACACCAGTTTCGTTATTATTTTCTGACATAATGTTATAACAATATATTTTATTTAGACTTTGGCGTAGGTTTAGGTTGCGCCTTCATCTTTTCCATCTCTCTATCAAGAGAAGCATCAGCAGCTTCTGCTTCTCTTGCAGCACTATCATCTGCTTGAATATTCTGAAGTTCTGGTTGGAAAGAAGTATTCTGTCGATCCATCGTATCGAACATATTTACATCCTTCGGGTTCATAACCAAACCAGAATTAATTTCAGTTTTGATTTGTTTATCAATTTCTTTGTAATCTTTTTCTGTCTGTTGAAGAACTTGCTTTCTGATAAACTCAATAGAGAAATACTTTCCTACGAATGGATCCATCTGAGTGACAGTTGCCATTCTTTGGTTCATCATTTCAATCTCTTTGAGTTCGTTGAAATGATTATCAAATAAGAAGTCATATTGAATATGCTCCTTCATTTCTTCCCAATCTTCTGGAGAAACTACTCCCTTCAGAATGAGTTGAGTTTTTAAAATATCTTGGAAGAGTTCGCTAAAACGTTTGCGAAGACGACCAATAAACTTAGCAAACTTAAGTTCGTCTCTTAAGACTTCGGTAGTCTTACCGAGATTGAAACCCTTGCTATCATCAGTAAGTCTTGAAGGTGGGAGATTGAGTGAGTTATAAAGCTTCTTCTTAAAGTACTCAACGTCCTTAAGTTCTCCAAGGTTTTGTCCGCCAGGAAGAGTTGTAATTTCTGTACCACGTCCACCTTCACGACGAGGTAACCAGAAATCTTCAAGCATACTCATATGCTTTTTATCGTCACGGATTTCTCCGGTGTTAGCATCGTATACTAATTTATTACGATAACGTGACATTACATCACGAAGATATTGTTCTGCCTTTACTTTTGGAAGATTGCCAACATCGATGTAAAAAATTCTACGTTCTGGAGCACGAGATAGTCTGTAAATAACAAGACTATCCTCAATCATTCTAAGTTGGTTCAGAGACTTAATCGCTTTATGAAGAAAGCTTAGAACCATTCTTTTATTAAGATCTTGTAATCCTGAAGGAACAAATGTAATAGCATCCGTCGCAATCTTAACTCCTTGCGATAGAGACATATCACCAACAGGACCAAGCGTTCCGCCTTGATAAAATCCCTTTGGATTGAATAGAAAATAATCGATAAATGTTCCGTACTCGTATTCTAGTGCTGTTCCTTTAATAGCAGCACGAGTAAGACTATCCTTTGCTTTGTTATCTAACTTCAGTCTAACTTTTTTTATCTTGAGTGGATCAATATAACGAAGTTCTAAAATTCCTTTCTTTGGGTTATCTAAATCGATAACTTTATGATAAAATATTCTTCCATCAATATACCAATTACGCACAATCTCATGTGCCCTATTATCAAAATTTAAAAGTTTTTTGATATGCTCGAATTCGTTTCTAATCTTATTCTTTACTCCACCACCAACTTCGAGATTATCTAAGTTGATTTCTACTGGACTATCATGTGCGTCACTAACAACAAATTCATTTACAACTTCATCCACAGCACTATCAACCTCTGGATGAAGAGCCATATCACGATATCTACGAATTAATTCATACTCATTACGAGCAGCGTGATCCGTATCCACATATGTTCCGAAATAACCACCAGCAGCAACGGCGATGGGTTCATCAGCAGAAGGAGGGACAGGGGATTGCCCCTTCTGTCCCTCCTTTCTATTGATCTGGAAGCCAAATAGTTGACTCATAATTACTTATTCAACTGTACTAGTCAAACTATTTATTATACTACTGGAATTGAAGATACGCCCTGTCTTGTTCCTGCTGTAGCAGTAAAGTAGGAGTATTGGAACTCAACTGTAAATTCTTCAATCTGATCGTTGCTGTCATAAGCAACATCAATCTGAGAAACGTTAGTTGGGAAGCAATACTTGAGTGAGTACGATCTGAGGATCGCACCTTCAACGCTATCATCTTTCTCTAGTTGCTTGACAGAAAGATCTGCCATGTAACCAGTAGAATTATTAGGAACAAATAGAGGAGCGGTGTTGCCCTCATGAGTATTGATGCTGTTTGCCCACTGCTCGAAGAACGAACGAAGTTTGAAGTCTTTATCGTTGAAGAATGTAGCAGTCCAAGTATCAAAGGTGCGATCACCTGCAATCTTAACTGTTCTTCCACGGAAAGGAACTTCGATAACTCCCAAGTTTGAACCTGGGAGTGCTGCTGACTTACAAAGAAGATTTGTAAGATTTTGATCTTCTGTCTGCTTAGCAAGTGTAGCAGGGAACTGAACGTCGATCAAGAACATGTTGGGCTTCACGCCCTGACCGATAGTTTGTAGGAACTGACTTACGTTTGACGATGCCATTAGTGTTTACCTCTGTGTGTTTTTTCTATTACTAATTATCTACCAACGACTTCCGAGAAGGAAACGCCCGTTCTAGTTGCTGTAACAGTAACTGTTACATAGTTGATTGAACGAGTTGGCTTAAGGTAGAGTTCGGCAACAAACTCATTTCTATCGATGACTTCAGGAGTGTTGTTTGTTTCATCGCAAACAACGAGGAAGTCAGTCACACCTCTACGTGCTTGGATTTCTGCTAAGTAAGAAGAAATTGAAGCGGAGAAGTTACTACGGGTTGTGCTATCATTTTGCTCGAAGAGTACCCCTTCGGCAAGTGCTCTTGCTCTCTTCTCAACATTAAGGAATAGACGACGAACGTTAATTCTGTCAAATGCTGAAGGCGAAGCGAGAGCAGTCTTGTCTCCAAAGAGAACAGGACCAGCGCCAGGAAGAGCAACGATTGGGTTAATTCTGTTGCTGTAAAGATCATCTCTCTGTGCCTTGTTAGGATTGAAAGCAAGCTTTACAACGCTTTGAACTCCTCCACGGTTTAGACCAGCTGGTGAGAACCAGTCATCTAGAACTGCGGAAGTTGAAACACAAAGACCAGCAACATCACCGTTGCACCCGATGTAACGATACTTATCGTTGAAACGATCGTAGGTATACTTGATACCGCTATCAAAAACAACATAAGAACTTGAACCGATATTATCAAAGAAAGCAATTGTATTTGCTAACTGAGTAACAGGTGAAATAGCAGCACCACCAGAAGTAGCAACTTGGTTACCAACATATGGTGAGAGGAAAGCAACACAATCCTTTCTACTGTTGGCAATAGCAGCAACTGCTTGTGCCTTAGCAAGAGTATCAATTTCGTTACTCATCGATCCGCCCATAAGAACGAAGTCGATTGAAGTTGCTTCTGTATCTAAGAAACTGTCATATGCTGCTTGGATTTCTCCGGAGCTGTAAGCATAATCGTCAAGACCACCGGATAGAGCACCGCCAGCAGATGCTAGAATTCTTGCTAACTCTTTTGGAACACCAGAAGTAGCAGCATAAGAAGCAGCAGTTCCACCAGGATTCTCACCAACGGTTGTAATTTCAGCAGAGGTTAGTTCTGATCCAGCATAGATGTATCCAGAGAATTCATTGATCGCTGACTTCCAGTAAGTTGAATTTCCTTCTGGTGACTTAGCATCAGAAATCTTTGAGAGATATGTGAAACGCTCAACGATGGTATTGTCTCTTTCGTCAACAACAGCAACGTGAACTTCATCGTTTGAGAGATAACGCTCTGACGCCCAAGGAGAAGTTCCAGGACGAGGACCAATTGCCTTGAATGCTAGACCAGTTGAACCAATTGCTTCTGCGTTCCAATCAGAGTTGGTGTAAGCAACAACAGTTTCACCAGCACCTGCGGTTGGAACAGCAGAACCTTTTACGATCAAGAATGAACTTGAGTTGATTACTTTGTATACTTCGTGTGCTACAGAAGCATTATCAGTGTATGTATCACCAACCGAAAGACCGTGAGCTGCCTTTGTTACTTTGTAGTCAGCACCACGATCTAGGATTACTACTCTATAGTAGTTACCTTCGGTTCCTGCGTAACGAGCAGCAAACTTTTCAGTTGTAACTCCTGCATCGAATGCTTCTTTATCGGGAATAAGAACTCCTGTGCCACTCTTAGTTGCATTCTTTACTGTAGTCTCTGCGCGAAGAACTGCGAGTTGACCACCGTAACGAAGAAACTCTGCCGCAACTAACCAATCAGAAGCATTTGCCTCGGCTGGTGTTCCGAACGTATCAACTAGTTCTCTTTCCGAATTGATGTTTACGATTTTGCCTACTGGTCCAGTGCGGAACGTTGAAGCAAAAGCAGCACGAATATCTAGTGCTCCTACAACAACGGCATTGGATAAATCACGCTCTTTAATAACAACACCAGGCGAGACTTGACTTGCCATTTTTTTACCTCTTAGATATCAAATTTATCTAAAAGTATTTAGAATTTTGATCCTTTCAAATGGGGAAACCACGCATGAACCAATCACCAATCAGGATATACCCACAAAGCACAGACTTTCTGCTTATTTTTTAGTACCCTCTTTTTAGTACACTCTTTACATTCGTAAGCATATGCTGAAGGAAATATTTTTTTATGCTTTCTGATTAAGTAAAATCCATCAATTAGGTCTTTAGTTTGACCACATACTCTGCATTCTCGCTCTACAAATAATAAATGCTCTAATGAAAACTGATCATCTAAGTTCATTAGTAATTCCACATGTAACTTACTTGTTCTTGTGTATTTCCATATTCCCAAAGAGTACCATCGGCGTCCACGAAACTATCATCACCAAGTCCATCATCAATAAATCCAAACGGAGCCATATCTTGCTCGATCTGGTTTCTCTGTTCTTCATAGATACGACGCCTGACATCTTGATCTGTCATCTCTTTGAAGTACTCTTGCATGACCAACCACGCAAAGAGAACCAGACACATCACCAAGTCATCGTGGTATCCTTCATCAGCTTCCCACGCCATCTTTTTCTGAATGAAGGTAGTGAGTTCTTGGAGGATCTCAAAATCTCCAAACATCAACTTGTCTTCTTCAATAATTGCTTTGAGATTAGCGCAACCAAGCTTCTTCACGGTAACGCTCATCTTGACACCAAGTTGAGTTTTCATACCAGAGAAACCTGTGCCAACAATCTGACCTGCTCTACCACGCATCGCACACATCAATACGTTAGGATACTCAAGATCGTAGTTGAGAGTGGCAGCAATACTATCACCAATATCGTTGACTTCTACTAGAATGTATGGTAAATTATACTCCTTAGCTACTTGTAAAATTACCGAGGGAAACAATACAGGTTTAATTTCATTATTTCTGTACTTTGCCACAATCTTATACGGGAGTGTGGTGATATCAAACACGACGAAAGCACTATAGTCGCCACCAATTCCTCTGGCAACATCGACAGTAATAATGTATTCGTGATCTTTTTGTACTCTTTCGTGAATATCAAGTCCTGCATTGGATGTAATTGGGTCTACGAATGGTATATTTTGAAGCTTTGCTGGGCTGATAAGTGTATCAGCAGATCCTAAGAAGTCACATTCAAATTCTTGTGCGAACTGTCTGGCAGAGGTATTCTTGAGTGTCTCCTCTTTCCACTTTGCATCTCTTCCAGGAACTTGAGACCAGTGGACCTCATTCATCACATAACCATTCTTGCCGTTCTTGGCATCAATCCACATCTTATAGAAGTGGTTCATACCATTTGGCGTTGAAATGATTATAACTTTCGTGCTTTTACCAGAAGTAATAGTAGGATAAACAGAGGCAAAGAATTGTTCTGCAACGTGGTTTGGAACGAAAGCGAATTCGTCGAGGAACAAGATATTGAATGACATGCCTCGGACAGCAGACGCAGATGTAGAAGATGCCAGAATTTTTGATCCGTTTTCAAGTTCGACATTACCTTTGTTCCAAACAACGACGCCGTGCTGCATCCACTTTGGTAGGTTTTCATAAGCAAGTTGAAGTCTGCTTAGGAGTTCCCTGGATGTGGAAGCCTTGTTAGCCAGAATGCCAATATTAACGCTATCAAAGAATATTGCGTAATAAAGCAAATAAGCAACAACCGTAGTGGATTTTCCGGTTTGCCTTGGGAGCTTTGCGATGTTAAATCTGTTTTCATGGAAATCCTCTAGGATCTTTTTTTGAAAATCATACATCTCAAAAGGAACTAAACCCTCGTCAAGAGAGATGATCTTGATATAATTGACAGCAAAATATACTGGATCATTTTTACATTTGATCCATTCATTAATTTGTTTCTTCGTAAACTGTATTTGGGTTCCTGCTTTCTTTAGATTAGGATTACCCAAATAGACATCATTACCAGCTGCCACGACAAAACTCAGTCACTACCTAGTATTTAGGTTGGATGATCATTCTCCAACTCTGTTAGTCTCTTCTCCCAAGTAACACCACCGTCTTTACCACGGCAAGGATTAATACAAGTATCGTCTCCTAACTTGTTACAAACCAACCCAGCAAGGTCAAGTTCGTTTCCTAGTTTATTTGTGCCAGTCCAGTAGTGCTGTCCGTTGATCCAGGTAGCACCACACTTAGGGCAGGTCTTTGTATTCATTATCGTACTCTTTGAGGAACTTTCGGAAATCAGTTGTATCTCTCACTAGTTGCCTCTTGAGTTTCCAACCCATCCATTTCATTTGAACTCTTACAAACGCATAGCGTACTTGGAGATCAGCATAAGCAAAGAGTTTCATAGTTTCTTCTACCCCGGCATATGCTACTAGGATTGCAAAGAACACAACAATAAAATAAGTACCGTACATACTGTAACTCTCTACTACATTCATTATAAGCTATGTAGTAAAAAATAACGTTACAAAATGTTACGTTTTAATAAGAATGTCTTTACAATAATATAAATTATTCTTCGTCTTTCATTTCCTCGTGTGCCATTCTCAGTATGTAATAGATGACATACAAAGTAAATACTAGACCTGTGCCGAGGATTGCTATTACTCCCCAGGGAAAATCATTTATCATCATGCTTATTGTGAATGTATTGTATTCCTATAATTGGCAAGACAATAACTCCAAATCCACACAATCCCAACCATATTTGACTTGCTGCCAGATGTTCAACGAGGGTAAGCATTATTCAACCCCCAGTAAATAAAAAATGCTATAGTGGAAAAAAGCACTATAGCATTAAAGATTGTGTTATTCATCGCTTGTGGAATATTGTTCCAGATATGTTTTAAGGGTTTTTATTAACTCGTCATACTGCTCCCAAATGAATTCGGAACCAGTTGAATTTTTATACAATTCACAGGCAAGAATTAGCCTGGTAATATCAACATCTTTTAATCGCATCATCGCACCATAACCCCAAAACTAATTATAACGAGAACAAATTTTATGAACTTTTATTGTCAGCAATTCCACGCACGAATCGATTTATTGATCCTGCTGTCTCGATCTTTAGCAGTTTTCTTGGAAGTTAGCTTTGATTTCATACCTTTCATTCTGGCACAAAATGACGCCCTGCGGGGATTTCCAACCTCCTTTGAAGGTGCCTTGAGATCAGATCCAGGATTTGCTCTTTCGTAAGATTTACGCCCCTTCTCATTCAGACCTCCTTTTTTATTCTGTCCTGCTTTACGGGTCCAAGCAGCACCTTCCTCTAGTTCAAAGTGATCGGATAGGTCTGCTTCTTCTCTCTTGATTGACTGAATGGGAACAGCAAAACGATCCCACGCTTTCTCACCATAGGAACATTCTTTTCTTGTTTCTGGTTTTTGGCAGAGCTTACAGAAACGCTTTTCTTCTTTCTCTTTCTTCTTTGCTTCCTCAGCAAGATGTTTGATTTCTTTATAGTCTTTCATGAGATGTATGAAACTGCTACTGCTCTAATATCATCGTTGGAAGCAAAGATTTTTTGTGTTGGTTCTTTGCTAATAACAATACTATCTGATGGTGCCATACTAAAAGTCGCTACCGTAGTTCCAGCAGCATTAGTAATTGTAACTAGATGAGTTGCATTTCCTCCAGCATCGTGAAATAAACGAACTTCCTTTGCGTTACCGAAGTTGCTTGCCGACCCAGCTGATGTTGCTAGGGTTGCTTCTGTTCCTAGAATTTTTAGTCTCATTTCTTTTGTCCTGGGTCCTGTATAGTATTTAGTTTGACGACATCGCAAGGAATGGTTACTGACGCAACATTATTATTAATATCGTGCCTGATATATGCCATCAATATTAAAACTATCTCTAGTTATTTATTTCTATGAAAACCTTCTGGTTCTGTTGCGTGTATCCAATCTTTCAGAGACCTTACATAGTCCCTTAGTTTTTCTGCTTGTTGTTCGTGGAAACCATCTCCGGTTTCTAGATAAATTTCTGTGTGGAGATCAGCGCCATCCAAACACTTCTTGATTATAGGGTTCCACGGTTCCCTGAATGAAGTGTTCCATTCGCGTGGCATATTTTGTTGTCACAACGGTAACATTATATTTATCTTTTGTTGCCACCCATCTGCTTCA